GATTCTTCCAATTATCAACAAGTTTTATTTAATGAGATGTATTTGGTTGAAGAGTTTATTTGATTTTCTTATAAAAGACGATATTTTAATAGGAATATATTAAAAATAAGCGGCTTATGAGTTCTTTACAAAGAGTAAGGTAATGACTTGGCGACAGTCGTAAATTCTGCAATTTGCAGGACGCTTCTGTCAAACAACTCCTGATAATGCAAAGGTACTAAAAATTTTGAAAATAAAAAGATGATTTTCTTATTTAATACCTTATTCGTAAATACCATTTTGGTAATCCTGTAAAAATTGCGTGAACGTCTTTCCCGTCTGTTGTTTGAAGAAACGCATCAGGTGGCTGGGGTCGGAGAAATGGAAATCATCTGCCAGTTGGCTGACGGTACGGTTGGAAAACAGAAATTCGTTTTTTAATTCTTCCAGCAGGCGCTGTTTCAGCAAATGGGTGGCAGACACTCCGAATTGTGCCATGACGGAAGCATTCAGCGTGATGCGGCTAATATGAAGCTTGTCAGCGTATTCCTGCACCCGTTGCAGGGTACGGATATGCTGCTCCAGCAAATCCTTGAACTGAAAGGCATAATTGTTCTTCGCGATTTCTACGGGCAAGCGGTAGGCGGCGGCGTAGGCCCGATTGATAATCAGCAAGAGGTAATAAAGCACGGACACGATGAGATTGTATGTGTCGGCAAGGGGATGCAGCAGTTCTTGTTTTATCTTCCCGAGCAGGCGCATATACTCTGCCAATTCCTCGGGCGAGGCATATAGGTAAGGTGGCGTATCGGTCTGATAATAATACAGCAGGCGATAGACGAAGAATTTGTCGGTGATGAATGTACGCATGAAGTCTTCTCGGAAGATGAGGAAGGTGTAGTCCAATGCCGGTTCGTCCACGTGCCACTCCTGTTGCTGGTGTGGCGAGAGAAGCAGCACCATGCCGTCGTGCAATTCTATCTTGCGAAAGTTCAGCAACAGGTAACCATTTGCTTTGCGAAAGAAGTAGAAGCTGAAGAAGTCCGTCTTGAACCTCCTGTATTCGGTCAGCACGGAGCCAATATCCTTATTTGTAGCGGTATTGATGTAAAAATCCACACCGCAATCCGTCTTGCTGAACGGAACGCTGACCAACTTTTCGGGGTTGATAATCTCTTTCATACGCTTGCCGTTTGTGCAAAAGTAATGTTTTTATTTATCAAAATGGCATATATTTGCAATTTTTTGGCATAAAACTATTGAATGATATTACTGAACTTTGTAACCGGAAAAATGGAAACATACGATATGGTTGCAAAAGAAAAAATAGACTTGTTAAAGAAGAAAATAGACGAAGCTGATGCCATTGTAGTGGGCGGTGCATCGGGAATGTCTGCCGCTTCCGGATTCGTTTTTTATTATCAAGATGATGACGTCTATAAAATGTTGGCAGGAGGATTGGCTGAGAAATATAATATCCATAATTATTTCGACTTATTTTATGACAGGCGTCTCAGCCGCGGAGAACTTTGGGCAAGCATGTTACGTGCCACCCGTTATATTTATGAGTGTTATACAGGTGAAACTTACAAAGATTTGGCAAAACTTCTTCAAGGAAAAAATTATTATATAGCCACAACCAATCAGGATGCACAGTTTTTCCGGGTATTCCCGGATGAAAAGATTACTCGGATTCAAGGAGATAACCGTTACTGGCAATGCAGCCGTCCGTGTCACGATGAAATATATTATAATAAGGAGAAAGTTTTCGAGTTAAGCGATAAGATTGTGGGAGATGTATTGCCTGACGAACTGATTCCCCGTTGCCCGCATTGCGGCGAAGAACTGGCTCCGTGGGTACGCTCGCACACATTCCTTGAAGGTGAATACTATCAGCGCGAAATGAAAAGGTACCTCGATTTCCTGCGTGCCAACTCACGGCGCAAGGTACTGTTCCTCGAACTCGGTGTAGGTATGATGACCCCGATGTTCATTAAGGAACCGTTTATGAACATGACTTATCAGTTCCCCGATGCCTTTTATGCCACCGTCAATCCGCAACACGCCATTGTGCCGAAAGAGATTGCGAAGAAAAGTCTTGCCATCAGTGATGATATTGCCGTTACGTTGAAGAAACTGCTTGGCAAGTCCACGGCAGGCATGAAAGAATTTAATGCAAAGGAAGCATTCAATCCCTCACGTATTTATTAAAATAATATAAATGACTATGGAGATAACAAAGTTTTCAGAAAAAGATATGAATGCTGCAATAAGCATGGCACGGCAAACTTGGCACGGATATTACGATGAGTTCCGGGCTGAATACATCCGTTGCATTGCAGAATGTATCGTCCGTCATAATTACACGGACGAGGATTTGGCATTCAAAATCACCTGTAACGGAGAAGTGAAAGGCATCATCTTCGGCACACGGAAAGGCAAGATGGCAGACCTGTCCGTATGGGTCGGCGAGCAATGCAAGACGATGAACCCGCAGGAGAAGGAGTTGCTGGAACGGCTCAACGACTATATGGACGAAGCCGACCGGAACACCATCGCGCAAATGGGCGATGGCGACGTAAAACTCTCCCAATTCATTAGCATACAGAAGGGATGCGGCAGGGAACTGCTACGCGCAATGATGCAGGAGTTCAGCGCAATGGGCGCTAAACGGATGTTCCTATGGACAGACACTTCGTGCGACCACGATTATTATCCTGCCCACGGTTTTGCCTTGGCTTCCCGGTATCGTGATACGCATTACTCTACCGAGGAAGCAGATTACATGACCTATATCTATTGGAAACCCTTAGCATAAAGGTCATGAACGAAATACAACAAGCTGCCCAGGCCATCGTCCGGGCCGATGCCCTGCTGATAGGAGCCAGCAACGGGCTTTCTATCGCTGAAGGCTATCACGTCTTTGCCAACAACGAGATGTTCCGTTGCCAGTTTGGGGATTTCCAACAGCAGTATGGCATACGGAATGTCATTGAAGGTTGTTTCTTTCACTACCCTACGGAAAACGTACGGGCAGAGTTTCTGCAATGCCTTGTGCAGCACTGGGTCAAAGAGTACCGTCCCTCGCAGGTGATGAAAGACCTGCTTGCCGTTGTGAATCATAGGGATTACTTTATCCTTACTTCGAATGCCGATACGCATCTGGAACTGTCCGGCTTCGATGCGGAAAAGGTCTTTGAGGTAGAAGGTACTTTCGAAGATTTATTGGAACACCGCCCACTTAAGGATAAAAGTTGTCAGGCAAACGAATTCCTTCGGCGTTATCATAATAGGAACGTAGTTATCTTTGAGTTGGGTATCGGTCGGTACAATCGACTTATCAAACAGCCCTTGATGCAACTGGCAAATAGCGAGCCTCATGCTATCTACATCACGCTGAACTTGGCATCGGAATTGTACATTCCCGATGCCATTGTCCACAAGTCCATCGGACTGGCAGGCGACATAGCCGTGACGCTCCAAGAATTGAAGAATGAACTTTATCAAAATGGTACATATTCCCATGTTTAAGGCATAGAGTCACGGGAAGATTCTTCCGAACTTTGCAACCGTAAACGATAAAACAATTAAAAATAGTAGAATGATGAAAAAGACAACGACTATCCGCTTGGTGCGCAATGCCACTTTGAGAATCAATTATGCAGGACACAACATCCTTGTTGACCCGTTCTTTGCCGACAAGGGAACCATCCAGTCGGCACTTGGTGTGTATAAAAGTCCCCGTGTGTATCTCGTAATGCCCGTCAGTGAGATAACAGAAGGGGTGAACTTTGTATTGCAAACGCACATTCACCCCGACCATTACGATGAAACAGTAAAGCGGCATCTGTCGAAGGACATCCTTTATTATACCCAACCGCAGGACAAGGCGACGGTGGAACAGGATGGCTTCACACGGGTGGAAGTAATCGAAGACAAGACAACAATGGGTGGAATGACCATCCATCGTGTAAGCGGTCATCACGGTTTCGGCAAGATTGGCGAGATAATGGGACCTGTGTCGGGCTATGTCCTGACATCAGAGGACTGTCCTACGGTTTATATTATGGGCGATTGCAAATGGGAAGCGTGCATCCGCGAAACGGTGGAACGGTTCAATCCCGACTACATCGTGGTGAACAGCGGCGGTGCAGTCTTTCCGGAGTTTTCCAAAGTGGACGGCTGCATCATCCCAGATGAAGCTGAGGTAATGCAAATGTTGGATGAACTGCCCACGCATATCAAGCTGATAGCCGTCCACATGGATGCTATTGACCATTGCCAGACCACCCGTGAAATCTTGCGCAACGAAGCGTGGCATCACGGAGCGGACATGAACCGCCTGATTATCCCGGAAGACGGAGAAACCATCAAATTATAAGCCCTATAAAAATTGCAGAGATGAAAGAAATCAAAAAAATAGCAGCAGCCGAAAATTTCAGTGTAATAAGCGTTGGCAAGCTAAGTGAACTGAGTGAGTATGTGATAGAACTTTCACCCGAAGTGAAGATTCCGGGAAAGGTGTTCGGAGGTGCGGCACTTCAGGCAACGGGCAGTGAATTTTCCTTCCAGATGTTCCAACCCAACACGGAAACGGGCTTCCTCCACACCCATAAGAACCACGAGGAGCTTTACTTCTTCCTTGCAGGAAAGGGCGAGTTCCAGGTGGACGGACAGGTGTTTCCCGTTGAAGAAGGCAGCATAGTGCGCGTGGCTCCCAACGGAAAACGCAGCGTACGCAACAACGGAACGGCTTCGCTTGTAATGCTCTGCGTACAGTATCGTGGCAACACGTTCACCGCAGAAGATGCTACCGATGGCGTGATTTTGGACGAACCGGTGAAATGGTAATATAATACAAATTGCTGATTAACGGGGGAGAGCGGCAAGCGGTTTTGGTCTGCCCAAAACACAAACTTGCTACCCTCCCGTTGGCATTGTTTATAATCCCATGCCCTTGCCTCTCCTAAGCGGCTCGACAGTCCTCCTAATGGACGAGAATAGCCTATCGAATTGTTCCTTGAACCATTCGCCAATCGGTTGCCCGTTAATGGCAAGTGCAAGTTTGGATTTGTCTATTGGGTCTTTCACCACTTGGAAGCCCGCCCTTTCGGTCGTGAACTTCCGCCTGTGTTCCTCCGAGTAGAGTTCACCCTCGTAGAACAACGGCTTGCCGCTGATAAGCGTGGCGGTCTGCCGCTCGTTGAAGCCGACTTTGAGGCAGAACTTCTCCATGTACACCAACTCTTGGAACAGCGGAAACCATTTCTTGGCTTTTTGGATGATGGATTTCAAGAATGACACTTCCTTTTGGTGTTCCGCTTCCTTGTCCGACATCTCCCTGCGGTGCTTGACTTGCAGTTCCATAAGCTGCCGTTGGTGTTCCTCCTGTTGCCGCTCCATCTGTTGCTGCAACAGTTCTATGCTTTCATCACGGGCGGCAACCTCGCCTTGCAGGGTACGGTTGTCGGCTTCCAGTCCTTTCAGCTTGCCGCTGCCCAAAAGAGAACCGACCTTTGCCACAAGTGCCGTTTTCACTTCGGTCTTGGCGGCTTCCAGCTTCTCCGATTTGATTTCTTTCCGTACTTCGTCAAGTTCCTGCTTCGCCTGTTGGCGTTCGGTCTGCAACTGCCGGACATTGGTTTCAAGCTCTCCCGTCTGCCGTTTCAGGTCACGGTAATATTGGGCGGTGGTGGTGTGCCGTGCCTCCGAACCACGGATGCCACGCTGCAAGCCGTATTTCGCCATTGTTGCGGCGTAGCTGTCGTGGTAGGCTACCAGCTTCTCACGTGTCAGCAGGTCATCGGCGCACAGGCGCACGGCGTTGGATTTCTTGCGGTAGGTGCGTCTGCCCTCCGCCTGCTTCTTCGCTTTCCTGCGCTCGCCCGTCACTATCGGCACTACCGTGGCGTGGATGTGCGGTGTGTGCTCGTCCATGTGCAGCACTGCCGAAACGGTGTTCTCTTTTCCGAACGTGCGGTGCAGCCATTGCAGGTTGTCACCGCACCATTCGTCCAGCCTGCCCTCGTCCTGCACCCTCACCATGTCCTCGTGCGTGCCCGAAAGCACGATGCGGATTGCCCGTACTTGGTCGGGTGTTATCTTCCGCCTGATGCCAGCCGTGCGGATGCGGTGGTTTATCGCCTCGGTGCGGTCTGCCACACCGTCGGGGAATTGCACCAGCTCACGGTTGAGATGGGTGCGTGTGGGGTCTGCGTTCTTGGGCGTGGTCTTGCGTTCGATGTGGTCGGATGCGCCCGTGTCAGCCGACCCTTTCGCCTTGTTGATTTGGATGCTTATGTATCCCATGTTCGTTTCTTGTTTTGTTAGGTTCTACAAACTTGTTTGTCGGTATCCGTCTGTCTGCGGTTCGTACCGCACGGGCAAACGGGGGTGTCCAGAGGGGTGTAACCCCGTTGGCTCATTGGGGTGTTTTTAGCATGAGCGAAGCGGTGCGTGAAGAAAACGCCCTAATGAGCTATGGCTTTTTGTTTTCCAAAAGCCTGCGGCGGTGTCGGCGGTTTTCGGATGCTGTTCTCTTTTCGCTTGTAACATCGGCTTTCCCCTGTCGGTCGGCAGGATGGAAGTCCGTCCGACCAGCCTGCGGATGGCGGTGTTCACCTCTGTTGCTTTCCCGTTGGACTTGATGAGGGGTGAAAATCTGATGAAATGATGAATGGATAACATAACACACTGACCACCAGATGGATGTACTCTCAACATCTTTTCATCAAACCGCTCGCCAAAAGAAAAGTGATGTATGGGGCTGCGTCCGCTTTCTCTTTTCATCAGCCAAATACTTTTGTTGAGCGTTTGATGAGTATGTAAGTTGCTGTTATTCTTTATGTTTATATATGCTTTCATCATTTCATCAAAATATCAGAGTGTTTCCAATTGCGCTTTGCTTACCGTGTAGTAGCGTCCAATCCTCCTTACGGGTGAGTAAAGACATTCACGGTTGTAGTCGTATTGGTAGGTGGTGTAGGAAAGCGAGTTGGATGCAGGTGTCAGCTTCCAGCACTCCTGCACCACTTTCCGAACCTGCGACTTCTCCACCTTGACTTGCGAGCAGACGAGCAACGGAACAATATCATTCAGACAGAACGAGACAGATTCAACGCCGACACTTGCCATGATGTCGAGCAACAGTTCAGCCATCTCAATCTCCAACCTGTTGCGGTTGCTTCGGATTATCTTCCGCAGGGCATCCGTTTTCAGCAGCTTCGGGTTGAACCACATACGACTTTCTTTCCCGGTGGATAGCTGCCTGTGTTGCAGGAAATGGAGAAAAGCGGGTATTTCCGTTTTCAGCTTTTGCAGGAAGTCAGTGTCGTCACTCTTGAGCGGCACAATCTTCCGCACCCAATAGCGTGTTTCCCCTGCGTCGATGATGACGGGCAGGTGCTCGTTGTTGGAGCAAAGCACGAACTTGGCAAAGAAGCCTATCTCGTCACGGTCTTTGCCTTTCGCCTCCACCTTGTAGGATAACGTGGTACTTAGGTTCTTCAACCGCTCGCTGTCCTCACGGCGGTTAAGCAGCACCTCGTCCACCATGATGAGCAGTTTGCCCGCCCAGTCGGAATTGAACTGGCTGCGGAAGTCCTCGTTGGTGTTGAACGTCACGTTGTTTTGGTAGATGGCTTTCAGAAAGTTCAGGAACGTGCTCTTGCCCGTATTCCTTTCTTCGGACACGAGCAACAGGATGGGTTGCTTCTGAATGGGATAGAGGTAGAGCAGTTGCAGGTAGTCCATGCCCTGCTCGTACTGTTCGCCGAAGATGTGTTCCACCAACGAGCGGATGCAGGGGAAATCCCCCTCCTGCGGTCGGTGGCTTATCGGCTCATATAGGTTGAGGAACTTGCCGACTACGGGCTTGTAGTCCACATGGTCGGGTACGGTGCAGAAGCCGTCATACTTGGGGATGCCCGCCATGTAGTCCTTGCCGTAGTCCTGCCGCAGGGTCTCGGAGTTCCATGCGATGCGCTTCCTCACATAGCCGCCGTCGATGCGGGGCTGGTCCACAATCTTGTAGAGCGTGGTGCCTACTCGGATGAATTCTTCTTTTTTCTCCATGTTTTCAATAAGATTTTAGTGCTGCCGACGCCTTGTCGGCAAGCGGATTAAACATGGGCACAAAGCTACGGAAGGACGGCTAAAACCTTGATACGTAAAACGATGCAGAACGGCGCAAAAGAAACAGACAAACAAGAAAATGCAGCGGAACGGGTAATATCAGCCTTAAAATGGCGAAAAGAAAAAGCCCGAAGAAGCAAAACCGCACTTCTTCGGGCAAATGGGTTGCCGCAGATATTCGTTGGCAAAGGGATATGCTGGTTTATAGGTTTACTGATGCCATGACATCAGTACATCAGGTTAAATCGCTCATAAACAATCCGTAAAATTTTCCAAAGCGCACAATCTAACATCTGCATGAGGGTCTGCTGCCCATTGAAAACAACAATATTTGCCTTTCTTTTCGCAAGCACAGCCTTTCCAATAAAGCATTACGCACCATTACCGCATTTGAAGTATTGATACGGAAAGCCAGTGCCACGACCATTGACAAGGAATAAACTTCCGAATAATAGCCGTTGGTCAGCTTAATACGCCTTTCTACCTCATAGGGCTTTAACACTCCGCTCTTGTACACGGCTCGTATGGCGGCACGGAGTATCGGGGCGATTACATAGAATAGCTTTACCAACTCCATTTCACTCATCCAAACATTGGCGGTATCGGACGGTACGGCAACCCTGCCGTACCCGTCCATCGTGATTGTTGTCCGTTTCATACTCTGTGCGTTTATATGGTGAAACGTCCGTTTACCTTGCTCTCGAAAGCGGATATGTCGTTTTCAAGTTTCTTGTTCGTTACCTTCGCGTAAATTTGCGTTGTGGTGATATTGGTATGCCCCAAAATCTTGCTCACGCTTTCTATCGGCATACCGTAATTGAGAGCCAAGACAGCGAAGGAGTGGCGGCTCAGGTGGAATGAAATCGGCTTTTCTATCCCGCATTTCTTCGCCACGGCCTTGATGCGCTTGTTCACCATGTCAAGCGAGCCGATATTGAAAAGCCGCTTGTCTCTTCTGAACGGCTCGTAACGCCTGATTATCTGCATAGGGATGTCCATCAGCTTGATTTGGAACGGTACGCCCGTCTTTTGGCGTTTCGACACAATCCATGGTGTGCCGTTCATTTCAACAATGTTGTCAGTGGTCAGGTTCTTGATGTCCGTGAACGAGATGCCCGTCCAACAACCGAACAGGAACAAATCCCTTGCCAATGCAAAGTTGGGATTGTCCAGCTTGATTGCACTTAATGCTTGAATTTCATTCTCCGTCAGAAAGCCACGTTCCTTGTGGTCGGGGTTAACGTGGTACATCGCAAACGGGTTTCTCGGTATCTTGCCGTTGTAGTGCGCCGTGGTGACAATGTGTTTCAACGGTATGGAGTATATCCACACGGATGACTGCGCCAGCCCGACCTCGTTTCGCAGGTACAGGCAGTAGTCACGGATGAAATCCTCCGTCAGTTCGTTCATCGCCATGTCCGTCCGCTTGTAGTGCCTTGTTATGAACTCTGCCACGTATTTGCGGACGGTCAGGTACTTTTGGTACGTGCGCTTGGAGCGGTCTTTGCCCACCCGTTTGGCAAACGCCTCGTTCTCCTTGTCAAAGGCACGCAACAATGTCTCATACTCCGTGCCGATGCCTTGGTAGGCATTGCGCACCATTTCTGCCGTGACAAACGCCTCACGGTCGGAAAGCCGCTGGTAGTGTTTCGTTATCTGCGCCTTGATATTATCAAGGGCGTAGTTTACTGCCACCGCCTCACGGCTCTTTCCTTTCGCCCTGTTGCCTTTGGCATCCCAAAGTTCCTTTGAAATGTGCTGTTTGCAACTGAACTGTGCGATAGTCCCGTTGATTGTAACCCGTCCCATGATGGGGACAATTCCGTTCTTTTCCTTGCTTCCGTTTACATAGAAGACTGTCTTGAAAGTGCTCCGCATAATCATTCTTTTTGTTTGGTGCAAAATTAGTTTATGGGAGTTGTAAGGGCAGAATGTAAACCTACGCAGAACGCAGAAATAGAGCCTGTTAGCGTTAAATGTGCAATTGGTGTCGGGTAATGGTTTGGAAGTGCATCTCTTACTGCAATCCGCCTAAATCCGTTTTTACGTCCTTATGTCATTCCGTGCCACCAGAAGCCAAACTCTCTGACCGTCAGTGAGAATGCTCAAATTCGCTTTATTCTGCGTTTTATCCTA